AGACAGGCCGTGCCGACGCCGCTGCTCTCCCCAATGCACCATCAGCTCTTCAATTTCCTTGATCATGCCCCAACCCCCCGCAAAATCAGACCCAACACAAAAAACGAGATACCCAACACAACCCCAACACACAAAAAACCTATACAAATCAATTGATTAATAAGTTTTGTGCTGAGTGTGTTGGGTTTGTTGGGTTTTTCAGGGTTCGCATGGAAAAACTTTCTCTTCACTGAAAGCGGTGAATTATTCTGCGCACATGCGCGCCCGCGCGCGTAAACCCAACACACCCAACACACACCTCCAGAAGCCCCGGTTTTCGGGCCTGCGTGATGTGTGGGGTTGCCAAACAAAGCCCAACACACGGTCAGCACACCCAACACACATTTGGACGTACTCATGCAGCAACCGCCTTAACGTGGTCCCACGCTTCAACATTCCAGCCCGCCAGTTTCGCTTTGGCGCGCCACACCTCGACGGTCTTGCCCAGATCGGCCGCCTTCAGCGATGGGGCGAGGGAAGCATCCGGATCATCAGGAAAGAAGAACACCCCGAACTTGCGATCGTTACGCTCCGTCCACGGGATGGATCGCGTCTTCTCTACCTCTGAACTCAGGAAGAGGGAGAACTTGGTCTGACTCATCGCGTGCTCTTTGTTGCGATGACACCACTCGATGAACAACGCATACAGATCACTGGAGAGACATGCTCCCCAAAGACCGGCCCCCAGCTCGCCGTACTTCCAAAGCTGCAGGAATGTTTGCCAGCCTGCACGACTGAGCGCCACCAGACGTTCGCGCGCCGAGGTGCTCGGAGGCCGAGTGCGCTGATCGAAATCGCCAAGGTCGACGCGCAACAGCCACCCATACAGCGCCGCCACGCCGCCGTTCTGCAACTCAAGACCAATCGCCTTCTGGCGGGCCACAGGCAGCGTTTCATTCGGCCACATCACCAACATTCGGCGGTCACTGTCGCTGATGGGCCAAGGCAGAATCTCGTTACTCAGGAACACGGCGTTCATGTGGTTGGACTCTTCCCATCCATTGATGAATTTCGATTCCATCCGCACGGTTTTACCAGTCACTAGGTGCTTGATCTTGCCCACCTGGTTGTAACGCTGGTCGCGACTAACGACCTCTTCGAACACAGCCCACAGCTTGCGGCTTTGCCAGGCGTTGAAATTGCTTTCCAGCTGGGTCTGACCGACCGTTGCGGCATACTGGCCGTAGAGCGCACCAAGCGTGTCTGCAAACAGCAGGCTTTTGCCTGAGCCTTCCATGGTGGAGTGCATCAGCACCGCCGTGTCCATCTTCGCGCCCAGGTGCTGCAGCGGATAAGCCAGCCAACGAGTCAGCCACTCATGTGCGCTGTCGCCGTGGTTGCACAGGAACGAAATGAGCCACCGCAGATTCGCGCAGGCCTCGTCGTCATCAACCGGCTCAAGCGGCAAGCCTTCAAACGTGTTGATGTACACGCCCGGATCCTTGGTCATCGTCGGGTCGAAAACAATGTGGTCGACATCCACGACACGGCGATCAGCACTGTTGAGCCAGAGCGCATAGGCATCGCCCAGTGCCATCTTCACCGCGCCTTCGGGCACGCGTCGTTTCTTCTCGCGATCCCACACATCCTTCGTTCCGTCGATGTAGACATAGCGCTCGACAGGCGCCATACCGAGCGCCCCGCCTTTCTTCCCGGCCATCTTGCGAACCTGCTCGAACTCGCGCACTTGGTCGTCGGCGATCAACTTCTTTTTGGGACTATCAATCCACTCCTTCGCGAGAGACTTTCCGACCAAGGCCTCGAACGCAGACTTCTTCATTACCCGCGTCTTATCGATGTCCCATATCTGCGTGGTACCTTCCACCAAAGCAAAACGGCGCAGCAGCTGGTCAACCGTCAACCCATTCCCCGTCCCCCCGTCGTTGGCAGGAGCCGATACGGCTGAAGGCCCAAGGTCGGCCTCTTCGGGTGATGGGGCTGGGGGAAGATCTGGCTGCGGCGGTCGAGCAGACTGCATTCCCAACATCCGTGCCGCTTCTTTCACTGCGCGCGACTGATCGCCGCCGTGCTCGAGCAGGCAGTAAACCTCGAACGCGTCGTTTTGATGGCCGTTGGCAAGTGGATCAGCGCCATGGTGCGAATACACCTTGCCTTCGGTGATCGTGATGCCAGGCAATCCGGTACTGCTCTGTGCGTACAACCATTTTTGGCCGCGCTTGATATACCCGTGCGCTCTCAGCAGCTCTTCGACATCATGGCAACGGTTGAACTCGTCGATTACAGACGGCTGTTTACCGGGAGCGGAGACAGGCTTGTTTTTTTGCTTTGACTTGGGCTGTTCGATCTTCGGCGCCCAAGGGCATGCAGCCTCGGCATCACGCTTGAAGATGTCCCAACCATTCCAGATATTCAGCAGGTCAGCAGTCAGGACCGGCAGACCGTCAGAGGATGGCGGAGTGCGCCAGGTGTAGGGCTTACAAGTGCCAGGATGGATCGACGGTGGAAGCACGTCTTGCACAAGGCCGGCGCGAAGTTCGAACACCGTGATGCGCGCGTATTGCTGTGCTTCGACGCGGTAAAGCTTCTCCCGCGCCGTGTCCCCGGCATCCTTGGCGGTGTTCGCTTTCATGATCAGCGACTTGTGCTTCGAGCCATCCGGATCATTCGGATTCGGCCATGCAAGGGAATGACGCGTCAGGTCGAGGCCATCAGGCACTGCAAACAGAATACGGAAGCGCGCCGGGTTACCTACAACAGTCGGATAGACTTCGGCCAGCGCGTCCAGATCCAAGCCAAGCAAGTCTGCAAATATCTGTCGGGTGTACTCGACATCATCGACATCCAGCGAACAGACACGACTTGGCCCCAGCACGACGCCCATGTTGTGCTTCGGGTTCGACGTCCAGAATTTCTCAGCCGCGTCAGGATCGGTGATATACCCGCCGGGCTTATTCCAGCCAAATCCTTTCGGCGCCTTCTCACCCGGCTCGATGGATACCAGAGCCAGGTTGAAGGTTTCGATGTAACGCCGAGCCCATGTTGCGATACTGCTTGGGTTCGAGCGGTCGGTCATTTCCGCTGCTCCCGCAACGCCTGGCAGCTGACGCAAGTTTGGCAACCTGCCACCTTCTGCTGCCGCAACAGCGGGATCGGGTCGTCACAGACCTCGCAAAATTCAGCACTGGCACGCACCGGGGCTGCTGCCCGACGCTGCAATGCGACATCCAGCAAGTACTGCGCTTGATCATTTGCGATATCTGCGACGTCAGCCATTGTCACGAGCCTCCATCGCCTGCCGCGCACCGCCCATGATGCCGAGCACCTCGCGGATAACATCCATCCCTTGCTTTTCGAGCGCCGCGACTTCGTGTGGCTCCCAGATGTTGTCGGCCGCACCGTCGTGCATGCAGGCCACGAACTCGCCTGACTCTTCCAGCAGCTTGCCAACGGCTTTCAGCGCCTGGGTTGTGGCAGGAACAGGGATTGGCTTGTACCAGACGGCACCTGCTGGCCGCATGAGCGCGTCAAGAAGGCGCGGATCGGCAGTCAGTCTGATGACCTCTTCAAGTTCATCTGGAGACAGCCAGCGGCGCTCTTCATCTAGCTTGAGTTTCTTTTGAAGGGTGTCGTTCTCGATCACCATTTCAAAGGCAAGGGCAGTGACACCGCCCTTGTAGTCACGCCCTGCACGGTAAAGTGCCTGACGCAAAGAAAGAACCGGACCAGCGTCCGGCAACAGATCTGAGCGACTCATAACCGTAAAATCCCCTTTTACGGTGTAGCCATAGAAACGGGCACGCCCTATCCTACGACCACGACCGATGTGCATGTGCTGTGTATCGTCGTAGCTGGGATGGGGTGATCTTGTGGTGAGAGGGCCCCAGCCCAGCATTTCTTCAAGCTGCTTTAGGTTTTCGCCGCGACCCTATGGGCCTAATTTCAAACGCGATGCAGCAATCACGAGCGTCAACTCGAACGCGAATGTCGCGTCTGGAATTCAGCATTTGTGAAACAGCGCTCTGCGAAACGCCAAGCAGTACTGCGAGCTCTGGTTGCGTCTTACCCGCTGCGAATTCGTGAAGCGGAATTCCAATACCGTTTTCCATCCATCGATCCTCGAATGGGTTGCACGAAAATATTAGCCTGACTTCTATATCAGCACAAGAAGAAAAGACGCCTAACTGTTTTGATGTCATGAGCAGTGCTTATAGAGTATGCTTTATGAATACTGATAAACCTCAATCACCGCGCCGTTTCGGCTCTCGATTTAAGGCTCAGGATCCAAGCATACCTGCCGAGGTCCGAGCTGAAGAAGCGAGAGCGCTCAAGATGATGTACACGAAGGCCAAGCAGGCCGACCCATCTCTCACGCAGGAAAAGATTGCGGATCTATGTGGCTGGGCCGGGCAAAGCGTGGTCAGCCAATATCTCAATGACAAAATCGCCCTCAATATGTCGGCGCTGATGAAGTTCGCCGACATATTGGGATTCGAACCGGTCGAGGTAAGTCCCAGGCTTGTGGACCTTCATTCGGCGCTAGCGGATTTGCGCATATCAAGCCGAAAAAGATGGGATGGGCAGTCGCCGGCGGCAACCGGGTGGGGCTCAAAACCCACACCCCCTGAATCGCCACTTATAGAAGAGATAGCTATCTGGGACGATACAACTCCGCTAGGCGAAGACGAAGTTGAGCTCCCATTTTTTAAAGAAGTAGAGGTTGCTGCAGGAAAGGGATCTGAGGTGGCGCTTGAGACAAATGGCCGAAAGTTACGATTTGGCAAACGCACCCTTCAAAGGAAAAACATCAATCCAGAGACAGCAGGATGCGCGGTCGTTTCCGGCAACAGCATGGAGCCAGTTCTCCCGGACGGAAGTACTGTCGGAATCGATACAAGCTCTGTAAATGTTCAGGATGGCAAAATGTATGCCTTAGATCATGACGGATTGTTGCGGGTAAAACTTCTTTACCGTCAGCCAGGTGGTGGTCTGCGGCTTCGGAGCTATAACTCTGAGGAGCACCCCGACGAAAGCTACGATGGCCGCTATGTAGCCGAGAACCTTCGAATCATAGGGAAAGTGTTCTGGTACTCCGTACTGATCTGACCGTAAGGCCGCAGTAGCAGCCTTACGGTATGCGCCCAAGCGGAAATATAAGCCAGACGGTTGACAGCTAATATTAGTCAGGCTAATTTTGCACTCGTACCCCTCTCACCAAGAGTACGA